GACATAAGAACATCATAAACTTCACTTAAAGGTGAACGTTCATTGTCATTTTTTCCTGGATCGTAGAATTTTTGCCATTTACCATCAACATTGATTTCGTGAAACCAAACTTCTTTGAAGGGTGATGATCCGTCTGGTGTAGGTAGGATACGGATCTTTTTTTGTGCTTGCTTTTCGTTGTCTTTAAGTATTGCAGCAAAATACTTTTTCATTCTGTCTTCTTGAGACATTTTTGACCCAGATGTGTAGTCTCCGGATTTTGAGTTCTCATACTGTGAGAGAACCGCGTCTAAAACATTGTTTGTCGCCATATATGTATTTGTTTTTAAAGGTTTACAATAGAAAGTATAAGTTAAAATAGTGTCGCAGTCAATAAGTAAAAAAAGTTTAAGGTCTAAAATTACGACCTTAAACTTTAATATTCAAAATCATCTTCTTCATCGTCCAAAGTATGGAATGAATCTTCAATTTCTTTTGGTGAAAAATCTTCAACATCATCAGTTGTTAAAACGTATTCGTTTTTACCAGCTTTTTCCATTTCTTGTTGTTTATCAACGAAGAAATCAGAAAGTTTTTGTTTGAACGGACCAGAATCTAATGTTCTTAGCTCAAGTTTTTCTTGTGCTGTTTTTGGTCTATATTTCTCAACCTTAGTCTCCAAATTATTAATAGACGCAACAATATTATCCATTTCAGCAAGTTTATCTTCTAAAGATTTCAATTGATTAAACAAGTTATCAAAATATTCTTCTTGTTTTGTTTCTATATTTTTTTGAGATGTAACTAAATCAGTTATATCTAATTCTTCTGTTTCGTCAGATTCTTTACCAACTTCCTCAACATCTGGATCCGTAGCTGGATCAATAGGGGTTGGTCCTGCTCCTCCTGCATCTGGTGCTGGTGCTCCTCCTGGTGGCGGTGCTGCTGCCGCATCTGGTGCTCCTCCTGGTGGTGGGGGTACATCTCCTCCTGGTGGTGGGGGTACATCTCCTTCTGGTGGTGGGGGTGCTTCTTGTTCTGTAATATAATTATTAATCAAATGATACCTTTTGATTTCTTCTAAAATCTTTTGTTCTGTGTTTGTCATTTTTACCCATTTAGTAAAGTTTTTATTCCTGTAGTTGTTTCAACTTGGATTTTTCTGTTTGTCTTCATAGTGTTGTCAACTCTTTCTATAAGACCATCTTTTTCTTTTACAACATAACAATCACCGGTATCCAAGTCACAAACTTGTTTCATACCATTTCCTAATTCTTTCTCTGACATTCTGGTATTCTTACCAAGATAGTTGTCCAATATTAATTTTGTGTTACTCATATTTTTTTTATTATAAATATCTTGTTAATTAAAAAAACATCAACATCTTTATTTTAATTATGGTGTTGGTGTGGGGGTTGGTGCTGGTGGCGGAGTATATGGTGTTGCTATAAAAACTTCAGAACCTTTTTTAATTTTTTCGTCTAATAAATTTTTATCAGTTTCAGTTAATTCATTGTAAACATTTTCTGGTTGTTCTAATGGCCAATTTAATACATATATTTTAGACACACCACTCAATGTCAGTTGTTCCTCATTTAATAAAGTTGATTTACCAGCGAATTTCTGAATAAAGAAATCTATAAAATCATTAAACGATTCAAAAGTTGCTAATGGTAAATTATTAATACTTTGTCCTTTATTGACACAGAAAAATTTTGTCCCAAAATAATTTAAACCAACTTGACCATAATTTGTTGTAAGATTTATTGTTGAGAAATTCCACTCATATGCACTAAACCCAGTACCAGTTCCAGAATCCGCATACATAGTACTAAAAATAAATTGTGCAAAATTATTTCTTTCAAAATCTTGTTGTCCTGGTAGTAGAACTCTAAGTCTTTCATATATTATCTTTTTAGCTTCAATAAATGAAACAAATTTTAATGAAGGGTTATCGGCTGGTTTATAACTTCTATATGTTCCAACTAATTTTTCAAAACAATCTTGACTTGGTGTTAAATCTTCTGTTGCGTCCGTTACATTATCAATTATAATACTTTTTTGTTTAATTATGTTTTCGGAAGATGATTGGTATTCTCTATCTTTTTGTTGTATTTTTTCTTGAATTGTTTTTAAAATTGTTGAACTTAAAGTTTGAATAAAATTATCAATTTTTGGAAAAGCGTAAAATGGTTGTCTTGTCCCTTCAATCGATGTATTAAATCCATCTTCACTAATTGAATGTGTTACATTTGTGATTAGGTAAGGTCCGCTAAACATTGGTACATTTCTTAAATTGAAATACATCATTGGTTGAATGAGTGCATTACCAAACATATCAACACTACAAGAATAACTTCTATTTTTATACAAATTGTATAAAGAATTATTTTGTGTTGATGATTTTCTATTCTTATCAATATTTGCCATTTGGTTTAAAACCTCAAGGGATTCTGATGTTGGTTTTCCAGGTGTTTGAGAAACGTCGAATGATTTAAAAATCTGTTGGTTTTGTACACCAATATCAATATTAAACCCTACAACCCTATTAGATTTATCCCAGTCTTTTTTATTCTGTAAATTTTGAACTAAAGGATTGTCACTGGCTCTTCTTAAATCAAAAGCATCATTTCTAAACCTATAGTCGATATTATTTTTCATATCTAAATGTTCACTATTCTTGTTTGTGTAATAACAAACAAGTTTTGGTGATGTCTCTCTATAATCAAGATTTAAAAATGTACCAAATAATGAGTTAGCAAATTCAAGGGTTCCTTCAGCTCTTGGTAATGGATTTTTTTGCGCATCTTGTACATTATAAAAATTACAGAATGACGGTAGGTTAAAATAAACGAAATTACTTTCACTAAGTATTGTGTGAATTATATCAAGAAAATTATTTTTATATTGTCTACTATCAATTAACTCTTTTATTTTGAATATATCCAAAATTATTTTTTGTCCAACATCTCTACTTGCCCTATCAAATAACAAAACATCTTCAAATAGTGTTTTTGTTTTTAAATCATATCCAGAAATCCAAGTATCATTTATTGATTTAAATAAATCCCAAAGTTCAAATTTAGTTTGTTCACCTAATTCTTTATTATTTTGAGCACCAGCTGATATTATCTGAACACTATTTAATTCATTACGAAGTGCTGGCATCATAACATTTATAACATTATTGATATAATTGTTTGATTCATTAATATATGTGTTCATTGAATTAAAAAACTTTTGTCCATTAAATGTAGGGTCTTTCAATTTTTCTGTTGCATATATTTTAATAAGTGGTGCAAAATCTATTACATTTTTTTCATCAAATTTTACATTAACATCAATAAAAAAATCTGTCAAGTAAGAACCATTGTCTGAATATTTTAATTCAGGTATTTCTGAAAAACCAATATATAATTCCATAGCATTCCATGCGTCTGGGTATATTGTCTTTGATTGTGCTAAAGTAATGTTTCCACCACTAAAAGGTAAATAACCTGGTGAACCTTGATTATATCCTTGATATATTATTGGGTCTTGTAAATATTCAGTAGAAAATGTATAGTATAATTTTTTATTAAAGTTTGTTGGGTTTCCTAATCTTAATACCACATTATAATTTAAAAAATTGGTAAGGACTGAAATAAAATTATCTTTTTGTAAATTTGTAACTTCCGTTATTATACTATCTGGTGTTGTTTGTGTTGGTTTTGTAACTTTCATTAAAGACCTCATTAAAAATTGAAAATTTAAAGCCTCATTTTCTAATGTAGGTCCTTTTGTTAGTGATGAAAACAATGTTGATGATCCAGATACGTCATTAAAATCAAGGTTTGTTTTAAAATCATAACAAGACCTACTAAAGTTTAAAAACTCACTTTCAAATAAATCTAAAACACTTTTATCAAACGTAGAAAACATTTCATCAATTTTAGTGTATTTTGTACTATCACCATCTATTAAGAAATTTTGTTGTATTCTTTCTTCATTTAAAATTTGTTTAAAGTATTGTTCTGGATTTGGTTTTAAAAGTGAATTATTATCAAAATAACCATAATGTGGTGCTAACCAAAAAGACCTAACTGAACCATTATAAATTGCAGAATTATTAATCAATTGTATTTTTAAATTTCCTGCGGCATTAAAACATTCATTATTTATTTGATTTATATTTGAACCGAAAGATGGTAGAACATATACAGATTGTTTACTTGGTGTTGCAGATAAAATGGACCAAGTTTTTAAATTTAAACTTTTTAATGGATTACTCAAATCATAAAGTGGTCCTTTGGTTATTTTAGAACCATCGGATGGTATAACATATAACGAATTATCATTAATTAACGATTGTATTGATGATGATGAGACAGCTGTTTTTGGTGCATTTGGAATTACAAAAATGTTTCCAACTGGGACATTCTGAGAAATATTTATTGTATAATCACCAGTACCACCACTTGTTCCAGAAATTTGGTTTACTATTACAGTCCCAGTAACAAAAGCATTACCAAATACTTGTTGTCCTGGTGCTAAAATATTATCTGATACTGATTCGACTCTAAATGTTGTTCCAGTTACAGACCCAATACCATTTAATTGTGTTCCTCCAGTAAATAATTTTAAACCTTGATAAAAAACATTAAAATCATCAATTACTTTAGGATAAAATCCTAAATTAATATTTGTTGTATTTTGAATTGTATTTTGAAGTACTATTTCATAAGGATTGGTAAATGCTGTTATTGAATAATTTTTAGTTGCTGCTGACAGACTTGGGTCATAATTTCCATTATAATCAAAATTTTTCCAAACATCATCTAATATATCAACACCACTTGTCTTCCACTTTTTATATCTATACCAAATTGAGCCGTATTTTAAAATCCAAGAATATGGTAATTTATGTACTGCACCAAACTTTTTGAATGCAGCTAACAAATAACTTAAATCTGTTGCAGAATTAAAAGTTTTATATTTTTCTTTTAATGTTGCTAAAGGTAAACTATTTAAAAATAAGTAAGCCGATAATTTGTATGATGACAAATCTGTGGTATTAAATCTAAACTCATTAACACCTTTTAATATTGAATTAACAAAATAAGGGGTGTTTAACATAGAGGTTGTTTGATTGTATATCAATGAACCACTATAATTAATATAATTTACATTACCTTCAGTTACAAATTGATCTTTTATTTTTCTATTTTGATAAAAGTTTTTAAGATTAGTTAAATCTAAAGGTTGGTTTAATGTGTCTCCTTTAAAATTGAAATTTGTAAATGGTCTTTTAGTGTCGTCACTATCCGATGTTAAAAAATTAGAAATTGACTTATAATCTGTGTTAAACACCATTACGTCATTTGTTTTGTATGCATCTACAGAATTTTGTAGAGCTTTTCCATCTGCAAAATATTTTTTCAAATAATCCAAATTAACAACTGGGTATAAATCACCAAATTCAAAAACATTCGAAGCTGAAGGACTTTGTAAATAAGAGTTTAACTTACTTTCACTTGTAACACTTAAAGTTGGTTTCGAAATTTCACTTTGTAGTATTTTTTGATTAATAAGTGAGGTTGGTACACTTATTTCATTTTTTATATAGCTAGATGTAAACTCACCTCTAATAAATTTTTGCCAACTTTCTCCTTCACCTTGATTAGAAATATGTCTTAAAAAAGCTAAAAAATTACTAGCGTTAATGTTATAATCTTTTAATTTTTGTATAAGAAATGGATTATCATCGCCAAGAGCTTTTTTAATACTTTCTTTTTCCATTTCTGATTCAACAGTATAAACACCAAATGCGTCACCAGATTTTCTATTAAGTCTACTAAAAAAACTGTTCATTATAAGTCTTTCATATATTTCATAAAAAAACTTAACTTCTTGTGTATTTTGATAGACTTCATTATTAACCGGAAAATCAAGAGCATTTAAACTAACTCTATCTGGTCTTGTTTGTAAATTTCCTTGATAATCTGGTTCTGGTTCTGGACTTTCTCTTTCTGTATATCCTTTAATAAACTCTTCAACAAATTGAACTTCAGGCCATATCTCTGGAACAAACGCTTTTACTGATGATGCAAAAGCAAGGTCTCCAGGATATTTTGGTTCAAATTTTTCTTCTTTATCGTCACCTACACTTTGTAATATTAATTGTGGCCAAGGATAAATAGGTGTATTGTTTTCAACAACATCTTTATAATCAACACTTGGGGCTGCAGTATTTTTATTAAATACCGCTTCTTTTCTGTATCGGTTATCTCTTACTTCCCATGCTGCGGTATGGACATCATCCATAAGCCTAAGAAATGCTTCAGCTTGAGCAAAAAATACGGCCATTACGTTTCTTACGGTTGGGACAAATCCAATTGTATTATTTTTTTCAACAAACTTTTCCTCAAGTGATTTTGTTAACTGATCTTCTATTGTTTTTCTTATTTTTTTAACTTCTGTTGTTATTTCTTTTATCAATTCTACAAAAGACTTATTACCATTAGATGTTCCTTCAAACCAAAAACCAAAAGTATCTGGAAGATTGTTTAATTCAGTTCTTATTTTTTCTTTAAATTCCTGTATTACGGTATCGCCAGTAGCTTTTTTCCCAGCATTTCTAAAAGAATATGTTTCGTTTAAATCTATTTCACTATTAAGTAATGATGTAATATCAGTATTGTATATAAAAGTGTTATAAACTATTGTATTTGGTACATTACTTGGTGTTTCTTTACCATTAATGACATATTTACCATTTAAACCTAAAACTAAATTATTTGCAAGTAATTCATTATATTTTGTGATTAATTTATCTTGTAATTCATTAATTGCTGTAGTTCTTTGTTCTAAATTTTTTTCTTTTAAAAAAGTATAAACTTTAGTTTTTTCTAAGTCTTTAATTATAAATGGGTTTGTAAAATCTAAATTAGTTTTTGCCCAAGAATCTGTATAACTATACACTTCTTTTTCATACTCTTGGACTAATGTTTCATAATTCCCAATATCGGTTAATACACCAAGATTTTCTTTTGTGAATTTATCAATAAGATCTTTTAAGAACGTATCCAATCTGGTTTTTAATTGTGTAAGAGTTATTTCTGGAAAATCATCTGAAATCAAACCTTTTGATTTATATTCAGAATATAACTCTTTCATTTTTTCATAACCCTTACTTGTTATTTTTTCTTTAACTGTTGTTTGATTAGGTTGTGAATTTGTAGTTGATGTTGTTGGGGTTTTAATTGTTGAGGTATACATATGGGGTACCGCCAAAATACTTGCCCAATTTATGTGAGACATTATTGTGTATTTATACCCATAAAAACTCAACTTGATTTTAAAGTTATGAGTTGATGGATCAAAACTTGATGTAAAGTTTTGTAACATAATTGGAAATCTTACAGCTTTACCATAATATCCTTTTAATGTTAAATAGAATGCAGGATATGGTAATTGGAAAAATGCCGCATATGGTGAGTTATCTCCTGCTTCAAATAAAGCTCTTCCTTTAACATCTTCAAGATCAATGTCGATTACTGGTTGAAACGATGTATTTACAGTAAATTTTATAGAAGTAATACCTAATAATCCATTATCAACAGCACCAGGATTTCCATTTGAATTTAAACTTTGTGTGATATAATAATCATTAGTTTTATTTGGATTTGATACTGCGGTTAATTTTGGTTGATTAACACCTTTACCCTCTACAGAACCTTTACCAGTAATTTCATCTGTATATGTGTTTTCTAAAAAAGTCTTTTGACCTGGATTTAAAAAATTAATTTTTCCAACTGAAATTGTTCTAACAGAATCATTTAATGCGGAACCTACAGCAAGTTTAGTTCTTGGTAGAACATTACACTCTAAGTTTGCATAGAATACTAAATTTTCCTGTTTAACAAATCTTTCTTTTACATTGCCTTCACTGTCAATTACTTTGTTTGGGTCAATTACTGATATGTTGTCATAGTCAAATTCTACTAAAATGTTTTCACTGTTATCTACCATAATAGAAGAAATAATTATCTAATTCGTTTTTATAATCTTGTAATGAAGTTAGTAACGGAAATGGAATTGTCAATATTGAACCATCTGGTATATTAGTTTCCATTCCTGTAAATTGTGGATTTGCTTGTAATATTAACCAACCAAAAAATGGTGAGTCATAATATTGTTGTGATATCTTATCAAGTCTTGATTGACCAACTTTATAAATATAATTTTTATCGGTAGACTTTGATGGTAATGTAATATAAGGAACAATTGTTTGTTGTCCATTGATTAAAAAGTTACTATATCTATTAAAATATTGTAATTGTGACATATTAATTAAATTTTACTTTTAGGTTGAATGTGTCATTTACATTATCATTGTTATTGCTATACACTCTTCTCATTATTTTTTGTCTTTCAACAACATCTTGATAATCTGTTGTGTATTTAAACTTAGTTTCAATGGTATCTAATTTGAAGGTATCAAAAGTTTTATATTCTGGACTAACCTCAACATCTGCAAACAATTTTTTTTCTAATTCAAATTCTTTTTTAAACAAAACTTGTAAATTATCTAAAATTTTAACCAACTGATTTAGTTCTGAAGGTGTTTCTCTAATTTCTTTTATGTTTTTCATTTGTTCTCTAAATACATTATATTTTGCATCATCAACAAATGTGTCACACATCATAATATAAAACCTATTCGTGTCATTATTATTAAGTTCTCCACTTGGTCCAATTTGTGTAAATGTTGATTCTGGTTCAATAAATAGCACTGGGTTTGAAATTTGTTTTGTTTCAATAAACTTATCATATTTATTTAGATTATCACAAACAGAATCCTTATATTGGTTAAACATTTTATCAAAATTAGGTTGTCCTTCAATTTGAATTATTTCATATATTTTATTTTCACCGGTTTCTAATTTTTTACCATCAACACCACCTCTTGTAGTTCCAGTTAAATTTACATTATAAATTACAGCATCCATTTTTTTAAATGTATATGTATAATTTTCTTGGAATTTTGTAATTTCATTTATAGGTCCAATTACGGTTTGATTCAATTCATTTTGTTTTGTTTGTAATGTTGTTTTTAAAAAATTTTGGACGGCTCTTACTGATTTTGATTGTACGTTTGGTGTTCCTGAAAACTGAATAACAATTGGGTTTTGACCCTGATTTATATCTTTAACCATATATATTTGTTGGTAATTTATTATCACTAAAAAAACACAAATCACCTTTTGAGTATTTTCTTTTGAATCCAACTAATTGTAACATTCCATAGTTTGTTGTGTTTTGAATTGTTTTTAATTGGTTAAATACTGTTTTAAAATAGTTATTTGTTTGGTCTGACAATTCTTTCATAAGTGAAGAATATTCAATTTCACCAGTTTCATTTGTTGTCCCACTAATTGGGGTTGTTGATAAAATTGTTCCGATTGTGTCTCCACCTTTTTTTGGTTGTTGATTTTGTACTTGATTTTGAGTCACTGTTGGTTGATTAGCCAATATCTTTTCAACAACATATTTATCTCTTGCTGAAGTATCTTCAGTTGCTGTTGCTCTTTCATCATAAACTTCTGTATTAGCGTAATAGTTAAAAGATAGAGCGTTTTGTAGTTGGTCAATTGGTTCTTTTAATCCCATACCACCAATAAAATTAAAAGATAATGTTACAGTTGCAATCATAGGTTGTATACCAATACCTTCCGGGTTCATATCAAAAATTAATGGGTCATACGCAATTTGTAGTCCTGTTGGTACAATTTTACTATGATAAAAGTCACCAACTCTTAAAACTAAAATAGGTGGAGCACCAAAAGCAGTATTTAATGCGTCGTTATATTTTGGTCTACCGTCTGGACCAATAACTGGTATTGTTTGTCCAGGTCTTGTACATTGATTAAGAAATGTTAACCTTGAATTTAAACCTTCTGGTGTTGTTGAGTGAAATGCCGGACTAAAATATTTTATTTTTTCTTTAAACGTATCGTAAACCATCGGATTAGATTCCTTTATTACTTGGAAATAATCACATTCAGTAAATAATTGTCTTAATACTTTTTTAGAAATACCTTCTTTTATTTTTTGTGTTACATCAACTTGAGGAATTGGTTTTTTTGTGTTTGTTGTAACATCATTATTTGTTTGATTAGTTTCATTAACTTTTTTTTCTTCTGGGTTACTCTCTGTGTTAACCGGTATTTCTGGTTCTGGTGGTGTTACTGATGTTGCCTTCAAGATTACACGTCTACAGGCCATAGCTGGTAAAGAAAATTGTTTAGATTCTGTTGTTGCAACAATTGTTGGTGGGACATTCGATGTCCCTCCTCCTGCTGTAACAGCTATTATTTTTTGTTTAGGAATTTCGTTACAATTAATCGATTTTGTAAATGGTGCTTCACCAATTGGGATAATAATTTTTTCACCAATTGGGTTACTATCTATTATTATTTTTCCTTCTTTAATAAGGTCCTGGTATGAAGTTCCGTTACTATCTTTTTGTAAAAAAATCCATTTTTCAACAGATGAAATTCTTCTTTTTGCGAGCTCTTCGTTATAAGTTTCAGTACCTGGTGCTGAAGATGTCCCTTCTAACATATATTTAACTCTACCACCTTCTTTTAAAATATTGTTTGTATTTTCTATTAAAGATTTTGATAATTTATCAAAATTACCAGTGATTACAGAGTTCCACAAAGTTGGTACTTCTCCTTTTATATATGTTTGATCTCCCAAAATTGTTTCTCCTGGTTCTAAATTTTTTGTTTCTTCATATTGTATTTTATAATTTTCAAAAAGAGTTCCAAAATCCTCAGCAGATGTCTCACTTCCAGCCCCAGTTGGTGCGTTGTGATTAAAATAAAACCCTAAACCCTCAAGGTCTTTAAATGGATTGTCTTGATTGTTTTTAGCTGTTGTTGTGTTCTGACCGCCAGTTGTGTTTAATCCGGCACTTCCAGATTCTTCTGTACTTGTAACAACATTTTCTGTTGGTATTTCAGAAACAACTTGTCCAAACTCTTCTGTTGTTAGTCTTGGGTTATTTAATAATTCTTGATATGTAAATAAATCTCTTGTTGGTATTGTATTAAATTTAATACCTAATTCATATAAGTCATATTTTGTACAACCAGCAAAGAAAGAATCAACAATTGAATCTAATCTTTCTTTTGGTGTGTTTGCTAATTGTTTTTCAATAATTGTATTTAGTGATGCTGGTGTATCAACAATTATTTTCCATTTTAATGAACCACTTCTTGATGTATTCTTATATGTATAAATTGGTTCTGGTCTTCCAAGAAAACTTGTTGAGCCAAAATCTGGTTTACTATCATCACTAAAACTAATATCATAAGGTGGAAACCACATAATTCTTCCACCATTTGGACCTCTTTCACAAGCTGGTAGTTCGTCATAAGTATAACCTGGTCTATCAGATGTTCTCCAAGCTAAATTCTCAATTGAGAACATATATTTTTTAACTTTATTATTAAAGATGTTTGTTGAATCAACGCCTCTTAATGGTGCAATATTTAAATTGTATGTACTATCAAATACAGAATATGAAAATTTTCTACCAGCAGTTGTAATACCATCAGACTTTTGTAAATCACCAAATGTAAAATATGGTGTATCTTTTGTAAAAACTCTACAATATTCTATACCAGCTTCAGTACCGTTTGTATTATCATTATACCTCAATACTTGTGAACCTTTTGTCATTTCTTTGTATCCATCACTGAATACCTTGGATACTTGGTTCATTGCATTCCCAACGTGTTTTAATCTAGCTTCACCTTGTAAACTATCCGCAGAATTAATTAATCTTTGTGTGTCATCTAATATTGACCCAGGTTTAAAATCAATATTTGTTGATAAATTTCTATTGTAATTTGCTTCAACAAAGTTAAACGTATCATCAAGTGATGTTGGGGCTCCACCAGGTGATACATAAAAACCAGCATTATCTTTATATTTTGGTGATGTCCAAATAAATTCACCGTCAATACTTCCGCTATTTGTATATGTTTTAGCTTTTAAACCAAAATTAATTTTTTCTTGATTTTTTTCATATTCTTTACCTAATACATCTGGTCCAAAAACAATAGCTTGGGTGTCTCTACCAAAAACATCTGTTGGTACAGCATCAATAGGTGATTCCAAATATGCAGGTTCTGATAAAGTGGAACCAACATAGTATGCTCCTGGTAATTGTACACCAAAACCGTCAATTAAACTATTTATTCCTGTTGTTAGTAAATTTGTACCAATACCCGCTAAAAGTGAACCACCATAAGCTGGTCTGTATATGTTTTTAGAAATGTTTGCAAACATAATACCTTTTTGTCCGTCATTGGTATTTTCTAAAAATAATTGTGATTGATTAACAGCTCTTGTTAACCCTCCATTTAACGCACCCCCAAATAAAGTACTTCTACCGGCAACTAAATTTATTGCTTCACCAAGTGTATCGGTTGTTCTGTTTGTAGTACCATCTAAAAAATAATCACCAGGTATTGGAGAAAATGGAACATATGATCCACCTAATCGACTTAAATAGTTATCGTTTACATCATCAACTGTTATACTAAAGTTTATTGAATCTTGGCTCTGTAAACTTTGTTGTGTGTAAAAATTTTGATTTTGTAATAATAAATCTTTTAAGACACTTGATCCTAATTGTATAATATATGAATCTTGTGATAAACTTCCATTACTTCCTGTTGGGTTATTACTAATTAAAATGTCATATGGACTATATGATGATGGTGCAAATGTTGGTGGTTCCCAATATGGTTGATAAATTTTTCCAGGTTTAATAATATCTGTAATTATTACAAAATTGTTAAAACCACCTTGTGGACCATAAGTATTTTGAACATATGCCGCATCTATAAAAAACTCATTTACTAAATCAATTACTGTATCATTTGGGTCGTATGGTCCTTTATTAGAGTCAACAGCTAATGGTGTATTACTTAAACCAATTGGTGTTCCAAATCCACCATCTGGTCCGTATTCATTTAAAGGATATAATATATTTGCTTGATTATTTGTAGATACTAAATTATTTGGTGAGTCAATTACATTTGTAACTGTTAGATTTGTTTCATAATTAACATTACTTGATTGTGGTGCAAAAACACCAGGAACACTATATGGTGCTAAATTTCTAGCAATCAAAGTGTTTCTAAACTGAGCCGATGAACCAAATGATAAAAAACTATCTGACATTATTATTCTTTAAAAATAAATATTCTTAATCCCTTTTTTTAAATGTTTTAGTTTTACTTTCTTAGTCTTAAACCACCATTTCTGTCGATATTAAATAAATTCTCAACATTAGTTCTATCTTGGAAGTATTTTTCAATTATTGATTTAATTAAATTTTGATCAACATTTGCTGTAGTACCGTCGGATGTTAATTTAAAATTAACATTTACATCTGATGTTGACATAATTTGAGCTGGTGCAATGTCTGTTGCTGTAATTGTTTGTACGGTTAATTGTTGTGGTGATGTCACTGTTGATGTTACTGGTGTAGTATTAGGTGTTGTTACTGGTGTAGTATTAGGTGTTGTTACTGGTGTTCCGTAAATAGTAGTTCTTAACTGTGCGTCAGCACCAACTAATTTATTTACAATATTTTGTATATTATTAGTAAAATCTGTTTCTACTTTTCCTAAAGTATTAAATAAATTTGTCATTTGTTGGGCACCTTCATCAAATTTTCCTTCACCAAATAGTTTTGCCATATTTTCCATTGGTTGTGTTAAATCGTTCATTGTTTGAACCAAATAATCGTAATCACCCACACCACCTGGTGTTTTCTTTATTGCTTGTACAGCCTGTCTTTGCATTCCGGCAACATAACCATAAGCTCTTTGTACTGGGGCTGCTGTGGCTGCGGCCATACTTGTTCTAGCTTTTATACCCGATTGAGCGTTTGCAATTATTTCTAAGTTGTTCAACTGGTCAAGAGCAATTTCTTCCATTGTTTTACCTCTTTCTTCTTCACTCAACCTTAATTTATCAATGTCAGCTGGTGTTAAATCTTTAACTTCTTTATCTTTTAATTGACCTGTTTTATCGTCTTTAACTTGGATAATTGCTTTACCGTCTTTCATTTGAGCCATAGTAGCAATCATTTCTTTATCTTCTTGAGTACCAACAAAAGATGGCATTGAGATTTCATTTAATTTCCTATCAAAGTCAGCAGCTTTAAGTGCCATTTTAGAAAATTCTTCCCCTGACATACCTAATTCTTGTGCTACCTCTCTCATCCTTCTTTTAGCTCCTGGCATAATTTCAAATTGTCCTTTTTCATTTAATTGAACAAATTCTTTACTCATATCAGCCATATTTTTCATAAGTTCATCTGGACCATTAAGACCCATATCCATAAGTCTCAAAGGGTCTAACATTTCGGAGTTCGCAACACCTAATCTTTGTAGACCGGCTGCCATATCTATAGCTTTTTGTGGATCAAGTAAATCTTCACTCTTTCGAAAAACAGTATCCATATCAACACCTAATCTTGATGCTTGAGCCGCCATTTTTGTAAGACCCATAACCCCATTAGAGAAGTTATACATATTTAGTTTTTCTAAACTACTTGAAACTTTAGAACTCACATCTGCAACATTTCCACCAATGGATTTAACATAATCAACGGTTTCTTTCATAGAGTCAGCAACATCATATACTGACATACCAACATCTCTAAAATTTTGTGCGAGTGTTCCGGCTTGAACTCCGGTAACTTTTGTTGTTGCACCCAACTCTATAATAGCATCAGCTCCAACACTAGCGGCACCACCAAGAGCATTTCCAACCTCTTTAATGACACCCGCTGGATCACCAATACCCATTTCGGTAAATGAAGGTAAGGCTTCAGCGTAAACAAGTTTAAACTCATCTAATCTATTTCTTGCCGCACCAAAACCATTCATTATATCGGTGCCTGCTTTGTCTAAATCTTCTAATGCTTGACCAACATTTTGGATTCCTTCATATGCAGCGCTAGCAAAACCTGAAATATTCTGCCCAATCTGAAACACAGAACCATTAATATTACTTGATATTGTTGATGAAGCTTTAGTTTGGGCGTCTTGTAATTGTTGTTGTAGTTCAGCGTTTTCAGCACTTAAAAAATCTAATAAATCTTGGCCAGTATGTTGTGAACTATCAATTTTGATATCACTATTTTTTCTAATATCTTTTTTTCTAATTTTAGCCATAGATTTTTTTTACTATTAATAAATAGTTTTTGGACTAATTTTTTGGTTGAGATTCGATAATCTTTTCTACAAGATACTTTCTTGCGTAAGATGGTATTTTTAAAAATTCAGAATATTGCATTCTAAGTATTTTGGATAGTACGTAGAATTCGTCTAGCATGTATTTGGAATAATCAGAAGAAAGGCCGAAAAAATTCCACCCCAAAAGTAATATCAGCTACTACTTTTTCTCCAGACGGGGCTATTACTTCTTTTTTAAGGTCTAATCTTGGTTCATTATCTTTTAAAAATGTTCTAATAAACTTTGAGTCGGCAATTGGCATGTTCTCAACAAATGTTGCAATTTTCCCTTTGTCTGAGTCTCCATTTAATTCAACAACATTTTTAGCCAATCTCCAAGTAACAATTGGTGCAATTCGTCCATCTGGATATGAATCAATCATTTTGTCAACTTCTAATTGTTCAACTAATGATAAAAGCTTAAGTTTAACAGTTGCTCTTGATTTTGGAAGTGTAACAGTGAAAGTACCATCTTCACTTGGTTTAGTATCAGTCTTTTTAATATTAACCTCATCCAATAGAATATTTGCTGCGAAACTTTTATCAGACTTTGGGTCAACTAAGTTTAAAACATATTCTGGACCAAATGCAGTATTTCTTAAAAAGATTAAAATTGCCTCAATGTCACCTTCTAATAATTCTTCTGGTCTAATTTCTTTTTCGTATATCTTTGTTCTTAATAATGGAAGTATTAAAGACTCTCTAAGAGATTTTCTTAGATTTGCATTTAGTATTAAATTTTCATCAGCTGCCGTTAAGTAACCAACTTTAACAGATTTCTTTTTTGATTTGTAGAAAATTCCACCTGAAGGTAATTGAACCAAATCGTGTGGTAAATTAAATTCTTGTTGCCCTACTTGATATTCATTAAGTTCCATAATTTCTTTTTATTATAAAAATATATTAAATCTTATTTTTTTAAAGAGTTTAGAATATAAAACAAAAAATCCAAATACTCATTTATTTCTAAACAAATATTTGGATTACTTTTATTATGAAAAAAATTAATATACTAAGATACAACGATCCATACGGATGTTTGAAGAGATTCCAACAATCTTGTCACTTGAATAGTCCAAAGAACCCCCATCATAGCCAGTTAAGAAAGCTCCTTCAAGAATCCATTTTTCAACAACAACTCCTGTTGGGTCAAGCATTTCAAGGTCAACATTCTTTTTATATCCTGCAGCATATCCCATACGACCAGTTACAGACTCCGCACATAAACGAATCCACTCCATAACAGCTTGTGATGCTGAAGGACCGATTGGGTCTCTAAACTTAACAGAAATTTCTTCCCAGTTAAACCTACCAGCAACATAAGTTGAGGTATTTAAAAATGGTATTTCAGTTGTTGCAATTTTTAATTTTGGTCTTGAGGTACTCTCAACATACCACTCATTGATACCTAAAGAAGATGGAAATCTCAAAATCCATCTGTTTTCTCTTTTCGGTTCATACGGTATCGGCATTTTCATTAACAAATCAGCCATAGTTTCTATTTTTTTTAAAAATTTATTTTTTTATTTATAAATATATCGAGATGAAAAATTTTTCTATTTACTTTCATTTAATTTTGGATATAATCCTATTAATAATACTTTCAAATACTAATTCTTCATCTTTATTATTATTTTCTTCTTCTTTTTCAGTTTCTATTTTAATTTGTTTATAACCTCCTTCTGATGTATCATAAATTCTAAATTTCACATTAGGATACATTCTTGATAATTCGTGTTTAACAAACTCAATCATTGCTTTTACATTTTTTGGGTCATCGTCTGAAAACCCTAAAGATGCACTAACATATTTTCCACTTGAAATTAAATCATCGTATTTATTGATAAAATCTAAAAGGGCAACTTTTTTTGCGTGTTCTGGGTTTGCAGCACCACCACTTGTATCCAATCCAAATTTTTCACCAAACTCATCAGAAGATACTGGATAATAATCGCCTTTTCATCTAAATACAAATCAATTATTTGATTATCATTAAGTGTGTCTAGTTTACTTAAAAAATGTTTACTAAATAATTCTTCGTGTTCAAACATAGAACGAATATTATCAACCATTTCTTTTTTTTCTTCTGGTTCCAAAACAATATCAACAAACATTCTAACACCCTTTCGAATTACCTTTGGGTCGTGACCTCTTGCTGTGATAATAGAAAATGGATTTGCATAAATAAGATTTTCCTTAAATTTTGTGAAACTTGGGGCGGTTTTGTTTTTTTCCAATGCCTTTTTTGTGTCTTTTAAAAAAGTATCTGGTCTTCTAAAATCTCTAAAAGCATCATTATCAAAACCAACAATAATATTTCTTTTGTATTTAAAAGGTTTTCCACCAATTTTTGACCTATATTCCGCAAAATCTTCAGTTGACATACCAACAACATTTCCTTTATTTGTTTTCAAATAAATTTTTGTTGGCATTTCTAAAATATTATCATCCCAATCAAAACCATATAGTCTTAATTTTCTTTCAGAAACAACTTCATTAATTAATTTTTCTATAAATTTTTTTTGATTCATAACAATAAATATTACATAAAATAAAAATGGGGACTTTTAATCCCCATTTTATCATTTTTATTTTTTTTATCACACATCTTCGAAAGACGCACCAGTTGGTGTGATGTAGAATGTGATATCAATAAACTCTAATGAACGAGTTGGTTTGATATAGATTTTACCAACTAATTGGTTTTTATCCAAATCTTCTGTATCACTTGATACTGTTACTCGGAAGTCATATAAACCTCTATCTCTTCTAATTGAATCTAAGATTGGATTAACAGCGTTTAAGAAATCTTGTCTTACTTGTTCATCGTTTTGATCGAATAATAATCTTACTGAAACAGCAGAGATTAATTTACGAGCTTGTAGTAACAATCTTCTTACGTTGATTCTATCAAGAGCTGATTCTCTTACTTGTAGAGTTTTGTTACCCCAGATTACAGTACCTACATCAGCAAATGTTGCAATCGGGTTAATTCTACCAACATAAAGAACATCTCTATCCTCTTGAGTTAACTTCTTACGAGCTTTAACTGAATTTACAATACCACGAGTGTAACCAGCTGCCGCAAACCAAGGGAATGCGATGTTATCAGTAAGTGCCAAGTTTCTTGTAACCTCAGCCGTTGCTGGAATATAGATTTGTGTATTGTTTACACTATCTCTTGTTAATACCCAAGGGTAATAAGTTGCGGTATAGTTAGAGTCAATTCCAGTTTCATCTAAAATGTTTACAGCTTCTTGTGGATAAATTAATCCATCACCACCTGTTGTTGTTGGTAAGAACAAGTTATAATCTGGCATAGTTGTAATATACAATGAGTCAGCTCTTTCAAACTCAATCATTTCAATAGTATCTTCAACTAAGTTTGAATTATTATAAAGGTCAATACCAGGTGTTACAAATACATTAATATTTACAGCTTCTGGATTAGCAAATGAACGAATACCAAGTAAATAAGCATAGTAATCTGTGTTAGCCCAATCTCTTGTTCCATCACCAAGTGCGATTTGTTTAAATGCACCCCATCCAGTTGCCGTTGGGTATCTATCCGAAGGACAAGCACCGTTTAAGAAACCTGATTTTCCTAATATATATTTTTCAGTATTTGTTCTATATTCTCTATAGATATCCCATCCATCAAATCCACCTTGTACAAATAATGTATATTTACGAGCAAACAATCTAAAGTATGGGTTAGTGTCTAAAGTAGGTTCAGAACTAAATGGTGCGTCACCAACATAGAATCTTGGAGTTCCTGAAGTACTAAACGCTCCGTGAATTGTAATACCACTTGCATTTTTGTCCATATGGTAACCTCTTGTTTTTGTACTCCATTCACCACCTTCTAAATCACAAGTAGATAATGGATTTTGTTTTCCTTTATATTGGAAGAAACTTGAGTCAAAACCAATACTATTTGACATACCCAAATATGTTCTTCTAATATTATCACCAGGACTTGTTAAAGCGTCGTCAGCACCAGTTGATGCTCCGAATGGTGGATTGTAAACAATTTCACCAGGGAAATCATATTTAGTTTTGAAAATTGGGAAAGGTGAACGAACACTATCATATTGTCTTGTAACATATCCATCAAAACCACAAGGTAATGAATCTATTGGTGCATCTTCATTCATCTCAACCATAATATATTTTGACTTCAATTCAAACTCACCATCTAATGTTCCAATTTTTTTAGCAATAAAATTGTTTTGACCTGGATCCATAGAACAATTTGTAAATTTTTCAATTACAACAGGATTAGAATCTGTATCAAAATAATCTCTAACAAGAACTGTAAATGTTTGATTAGCAAAAGAGATGTCAGCAATTGAAATTTTAATTTCTTGGTTTGCAGAATTACCATCTGAAATTGTATAGAATTTAAATAAGTTAAATACTTTAGAACCTCTCAACTCAGATACAACCCAAGGTGAAGAAGGTGATTGATATCTATCTAAATACCATCCGATTGAATCCGCAGCACCACTTTGAGCTGAATCTAATTTAATAAATTCAGAACTTAAACCTCTAATATATCCTTTTCTGAAAGCATATTGTAATAAAGCTTGATATCTTTCTTCTAAGAATAATGGATTTGTAGTTCTTGGTTTCCCAAAGTTATTTGTCCCAAATACTTTTGATATATATTCAGCATCAGAAATTGTAAATGATGTTTCAAACACAAAATTAACACCAGCATCATTAGTTGCATTTATACCAAATGTTGCAAAAGGATTTTTAAGTGCATTAATATAAGGACCTGTCATATCCAAACTAACATTGTTCAAGTTTGTAATTTCGTAAACTGGATTGTTAGAATCGGCATATGTTGCAACACCTCTTGATCTTAATGTTGCTACAACTAAATCATCATAATCTGTGAATGATGTACCAGTGTAGTAATAAATTTTACCAACCACACTTCCAGAATAACAATTAACAATTGTAGGTGTTGCAGATGGTGTTGGTGTTATTACAGGAACTGGAGTAACACAAGGATTAGTCGGTGAAGGTGTTGGTGTTGGTGCTAAAGTTGTTGATGATGTAACTGGATTAATATTTGTTACACCAGTTACAATTGTCCAAAATGAAAAACCAGAATATGAACCACCACCATTATTATCAAATAATGCGTAATACCAAGGGTCATTAAAAGGTGAAGTTAAATCAGTTTGATCCAAAGGAACAGCAGGTACTTGAAGTACGTTTGTTGCTGCGGTATAAGAACCAGTTTCTGTTAAAGCGCTATAATCAACCCCATCAACAGAACCAAAATAATAAATTATTTCATCTTCCGCATTCAAGTTTGTTTGAGACTCGGTAATAACGTCTAAAACCATTTGTTTAATATTATCATCAAGCGAACTAACACCACCGGTAAAAGTTTCATATTGTGAATTAATAATATTTTGAATTTCATCTGGAAAATCACCAAGTGTAATTGAAGTGATACCATTAGTACAACCAGTAAAATCAACTGTAAATACAAGTTCTTTATAGTCATTACAACCTGGTAAACAATCAACGATTACTGGGTCTGTACAATAACGAGCAACAGTTGTTGGGTCAACATTTGCTTTTGTAACAATTGACCAAGATGGTCCTGCGTCATAACCAGAAAGACCTAATATTCTTGTAACGAATAATTGATTAGATTGTTGTAAATATGATTTTGCAATATATGCTGCCTCATACTTAGGAATTTGAGTATTGATAAATTTCTCAGGTGATGTTCCACCAAAGTAAGTTTGGAATTCGTCGTAACTTTTTACAAAAATTGGTTCAAATGCTGGTCCCTTTAATGTTTCCCCAGCAATACCCAATGTTGTAACTCCAACACTTTGTGCAACAAAACTCAAGTCAACCTCAGAGGTATAAACCCCTGGTGATACAAATACTTTGCTATTAGATGCCATGTTTTGTTTTTAATTAATAGATTTATTTTTTAATATAAATATTGTCGTTTTTGGTAAAAACTTTACTTCTATATAACTATTTATATTTTGGTGAGAATTTTTTCTACCTTTTTTCTACCTATGTCTAAGGAACCAAAAAAAATAAAAAATCTTAAAATTGATATCTCAGTTCACGAGGTCCTAAAAAGGTATTGTGATAAGAGAGGAATAAAGATGTATAAGTTTTTAGAAAACTTAATTTTAGAAAAATGTAAAGAAAAAAAGGATATATATGGTGAGAATTAAATTAAAGAAACTGAAAACTGAATTGAGCTTTCTTTTGTATTATCATCTCTTGTAACTGTTATCGATAGATTATCACCATTATTAATTTGTATTTCAGAAATATTATTTCCATAATAATCACCGTTTATAAAAACTTGATAGACTTCAATATTATCGGAATTAATAAAATTTAAATTTACAACATATTCAAAACTTTGCTCAACACTATTTTCAGAAATTGGGAAAGTATATGTAATGATTTCTGGTTCAGTTGGAATTGGTTTTTTCTGTTTTCTTTTTCTTGTTACCGAATCAACTTCAAACATTGTAAAAGCTCTTGTGATTGCAGGACTTACTTGAAACTCATCTTCATCAATTAAAAAACCAAGTAATGTAAATTCATATTTTTGAATATAAACTTTTCTTTTTTCTAAATCTAAAATTGATTCATCAGTAATACCATCATTCACAATTGGAATATAATGTCCTTTAATTGTTTGATAGGCTTGTCTTGATGAAAACTTTTCTAATACAATTTGGTTGAACTTATTTAGTTCTCTCATTCTATTACATACAATCGCTACAGTATATTTAATGTCCACTGGGACTGGTTGGGGTATTTTGTAAATATCCATTCCGTGTCTTTGACCATCCCAAGTTGGGACTTTTGCATAATAATATTGTCTTCTATTTGGTATTGTATAAACTGTTGCAGGATTTGTTCCGTACTTAACCTCTGGTGTTCTAATTACCGTGACAAATGGTGGTTCAAGATTTTTATCAATGTTTTGAAAATCCCAAGTTTCAACAAACTGTGACCAGTTTTGGGTTGTAATTAAAATATCAACAACTGGAATTTTTTTTCCTTCAACTACGGTTTCTAATTGTTCCTTTACAAAATCTAAAAAACCTCTATCCAAATCAGCATGTAATAAAGATTTAGGAAGATATGTTCCGTCTTTGGAAATCATATCAGCAATTTCGTGTCTTCTTGGAAGTAATGTTTTACTTTCAGTAAGTGGTAAGTATTTCTTTATCTTATTAGGTAACGGCATTTTTATAATCCTCTAAATTCATTAGGCCCAACTGGGGCTGCAATAATAGTACGATAAAATGGTTTGAATCCTTTGTATGTATGTTTAATGTCTGATGTTACACGACCATCATTTACAACCGTATAATAACGAACAAAATCTTCACTATCATAGTATCCAACATAATCTCCAAAATCTATATCAATATTTAAATCTTCAAGTGTCTTTAAATATACAGACATTGTTATGTTTCCAGGTTCAACTTGATCCATTTTTGTGGTACCAAGAAATTTATTTTCTGGTGCGGCAATTGCAATATAAGCGTTAAACTCAACTGGCGGTAAAAACTTAACACCATCAGATACGGTTTCACCATAAACATCATCAGTTTTGGTTTTTGTTTTGTCTACACGATACAATACACAAGTATAGTTCATATCACCAATTAACCATTCTTGACCCATCTCAATTTCTAATTTGAAATCACTATCCCCAAAAAATTTACCAAGACGAGTAATTGGAACTTTATTAGTCATAACCTTTTTTTATTGATAAATATTGTTTTTATTATTATTTTTATTTATATCTTGGAATTTTGGAATTACAAAAACAACTAATAGAACATAAAGCCCTTGATTTGTTGGGGTCATATAGTGGTGCCAACAACTATATCCTTTATATGAAATCTAAAAAGGAAACCAATAAAAAGTTTTATCCGACAAGAACTCAAGCGGACTACATTGTAAATTATTTTGACACAAAACCAAAGGTTGCTCGTAAGTGGGTTGAACTGGATCCATACTTTGCAAAGAAGTTTGCAACTGAAAGATACTTGTTAGAAACACCAGAAAATGTTTATATTGAAAAATTACTTGTTGAAAAAGATAAGTCGTATCATATTTGGGGTAAGTTCTTTGAAAAAGATGTCTTATCTGAATTCTGGGTTCCAAAATCTTCACTAATAAAATCACAAACGGTAGATGAGGTTAATATTGATTATTCTAAATACGAACACAGACCACCACTATCACACCAAAAGGAAGCTATTGAAAAATTAGTAGGGTCAAGAAGATTTATTTTGGGTGATGATATGGGACTTGGAAAAACAACCTCAACAATTATTGCGGCTCTTGAAACTGGGGCAAAGAAAATTTTAATTGTTTGTCCAGCGTCACTTAAAATAAATTGGGAAAGAGAAATTGCAAATTATTCAGATAGAACCTGTTTTATTGCTGAAGGTAAAAAATTTTCAACCGAAGCTGATTTTGTTATCGTAAACTACGATATATTAAAAAACTTTCACAGTAAAGAAGATAAAGAAAATTCACAATTATTACAATCAAATTTTGAACTTGTGATTTTAGATGAAGCTCATATGGTTTCAAATGCTCAAGCACAAAGAACAAAACTTATAAATGATTTTGTAAAAAATATTAAACGAGTTTGGTTACTTACTGGAACACCAATGACATCAAGACCTATAAATTATTATAACCTCCTTAATATAATTGAAAGTCCGGTAGCACAAAACTGGATGGCTTATGCTATTCGTTATTGCCAAGGTTTTCAGTTTAGAGCTGGAAAAAGAAAAGTATGGAATGTAACTGGGGCATCTAATCTTGAGGAACTAAGAGATAGAACATCAAAACAAATTTTAAGAAGGCTAAAGGAAGATGTCCTTGATTTGCCAGATAAAATTATTACACCAGTATATCTTAGAACCTCATCAAAAGAATATAAAGATTTGATGGGTGAGTACTATGATTGGTTAAAAAATAAAACCGATGAATCATCTTCTCTTACAGTTCAGTTTTCAAAACTAATGAAAGTAAGAAAAGTAATTGCAAATGAAAAAGTAAAAGACACAATTGAATTTGTTCAGAACATTATAGATCAAGGAAAAAAAGTAATCATATTTACAAACTTTACCGACACGTTACAACTAATTCATAATCATTTTGGCAAAGAATCTGTATATCTTGATGGTAGTTGTAATAAAGTCCAAAGACAATACGCCGTTGACCAATTCCAGGAAAATGAAAAAATCAAAGTTTTTGTTGGGAACTTAAAAGCTGCCGGTGTTGGTCTTACATTAACCGCGGCTGAGGTTGTAATAATGAATGACTTATCGTTTGTTCCGGCAGAACACGCACAAGCCGAAGATAGAGCATATCGTTATGGTCAAAAAAATAATGTTCTGGTTTATTATCCAATTTTTGAAAACACTATTGAAGGTGTTATTTATGACATTCTAAATAAAAAGAAAAAGGTAATTGGAACCGTAATGGGTGATGAAATTGTAGAATCTGTCGATGTTGTAGAAGAAATTCTAAATCTTATCAATAAATCTATTTAAACCATTTCTCTCTTTTTAGATATTTATTTCATATGAAAGTTAAAGTTCTATATACTGATAAAGAAATCTCGTCAGAAGAAAAAACATTTTATAAAGAATTTATTTATTTTTTACAAAAAAATTATCCTCTTAAAAATGATTTGACTATTCAGTTTCTTGATAAAAGAGATAAAACAATGTCAACTGGTAGTCACAATCAAAATTTGAGACGTATTAGAATTTTATCTAAAGGGAGGATAAATAGGGATGTTTTAAGAACATTGGCTCACGAGTGGGTTCACGATTATCAAAGAGACATCCTTAAAAGAGAAAAAGGACCAAATATTGGGGGTAAAAATGAAGATGAGGCAAACGCTTTTGCTGGTCAACTAATTAAAAAATTTGAAAAAAAATACCCCAAAAAAGAACATATGATGTATGAAAATTTAGAAAGAAAACTTTCTGTTATTAATGAACAAATTTTAATAACAGAAAAAGAAAATACACAAAATGAACTTCTTTTGGAAATGAAAAGAATTGGAATTGAGAAACTTCCTTACGCTTATTCATCTATGAAAAAATTTATTGATTCTGAAACAATGAACATACATTATAATAAACACTATAAAGGTTATGTTAAAAAATTAAATAAGTTTCTTTCTGACCAAAATATTGAGGTTGAGGATTTGGAAAGCATTGTTAAAGAAATCAGTAAATTTGATGATAAAATTAGAAACAATGCTGGTGGTGCATTTAATCACGCATTATTTTGGAAAATGCTTTCACCAAAAAAACAAATACCAAACGGACCAATTTTAGAAAAAATTAAAAAAGATTTTGGTAATATAAAAAAATTAAAAGATGAGTTTAATCAAATAGCTAAAGATGGTTTTGGTTCTGGTTGGGCTTGGTTAGTTTTGACAAAAGGAAACAAATTAAAAGTTATGTTTACGCCAAACCAAGATAATCCTTTGATGAATATAATTAAAGGTGGTGGTTATCCACTATTGGGTCTTGATTTATGGGAACACGCTTTTTATTTAAAATATCAAAATAAAAAAGACGAATATATCACAAACTTTTGGAATCATATAAATTGGGATTTTGTGAATGATTTATATGAAACAAAATCAAAAAAGAAATTAACAGAATCTATTTCAAGATTACTTGTTGAGAACGAAGAAATCGATATGGATTTAAAAAAGGCTATGAGTCGAGAACTACAAAAAATTAGACTTATACCTTTGGATGCGGAAGCGGCTGCTGAAGCAATAAATAATATTACCTCAGCAGAGATTGAACGAGGTAATTTAAACTTCAATAGAACTCTTGAGGGTCTTATGACTCTTAATTTAAAAGATGTGTCTGAAAGATCTAAATATAGGTTTAACAATTACTTTAAGAGATTTCTTAAAAGTAAAACAAGAGGTTTTGATTTTGAGGGTATGGTTGCTGGTTTTCTTGATGGTCAATTAGCAATAAGTAATGTTTCTCCATTTGATGTATCAACAACAAGAGGTGATAAAATTTCTTGTAAAGTTGTAAGAGATTTAGGAGAAAGAATTAATGTAAAAAGTATTAAAGAGTCCTTGAAAAAATTTATTCTCCAATATAATGGTAGTCCAGAAAATAAAGAAGAATTGAATAGATTAAGTCAATACCCAAATTTTTTAGAGTTACTTGTAGGACACGAAAGTGATGATATAAAAAACCAAGCCGAAGATATTTTGGCATACTTACTCACAGATATAACAGGTTTATTAGTTGGGATACCAAATGATACAAACACTGGTGTTGAATTATCTTATTACGATAAAAACAAAATAATCGAACTTGCAAAGACACCAGGATTACTTAATTAAAGATGAATAAAACAATGTCTGGTTTTATTCAGTTTCCAATATTAACGATGGATGATTATAAATCTTTTTTAATTGGTGATGAAAAAACAAAAGAAGTATTAGGATTGTTTAATAATTTTGGCGAAAAATACGGAGTCTTAAGACTTGGTGACAATATTCCACAAGATATTATTAGAAATTTAGCTAAGAATGAAAGGTTTAAAATTGACCTTAGAAATTTAGTAAACCCAAGAAGGTGATATTTATATAAAAAAAATCACTATGGCAATTATTAATGAACCAGACAGAAGTGAGCTTTACAAAAAAATAAGACATTTATTAGGGGCTCCTTTAAGAAGTATCGAATTGGAAGATGAACAAATGGATACTTTACTTGAATTTTCAATTGACGAGTATTCTCAATATGTTCAAGATTGGTTAATTGAATCTCAATGGACCGCTCTTAATAATTTAAATCTGGATACACAATCTTTATCCAGAGCTTTTACAACAAGAAGTTTAGATTACGAAACAAGATATACATATGCTTATTCCAAAATTGTTGGGTTACAAGCGGGTGGTGATTATGTGTTAAAAAAAGATTATATCCAATTAGAAAGAGGTCAACAAATTTATGAAATTCCAGCAAATAGAGAATTGAATGAATTATTATGGTTTACACCACCAACATTAAATAATATGTTATTTGACCCTTGGACATTTGGTGGAATTGCCGGTGGTGGTATTTCAGGTCCTGCTGGATATGCGCAACTTGGTAATATGTCAGGATCTTACTTTATGATGCCAGCTTTTGATATGTTATTAAGAATGCAAGAGATTAATATTCAAAGAAGGATTATTGCTGGTGAATTAACGTATAGAGTTACAGCACTTCCAGATGGAAAAAAAGCAATTCATTTAATGAACACACCTGGTGGTAAATTTGACTTTGGTAACTCAACATTGATGAGAGGTAAAGTTTGGTATTGGTATTATGATGTTGGTCCGGACGATAGAGATAAATGTTTAAAGGATAATCCAGATATTATTAAATTACCATCTGATGTTCCATTTGATAAAATAAGTTGGCAAGATTTAAACAACCCAGCACAAATTTGGGTTAGAAGATGGTTTATTGCTTATTGTAAAGAAACACTTTCTAAAGTTCGTGGTAAGTTTAGTGGTAATTTAAAAACACCAGATGGTGATTTAACAATGGATTATCAATCATTATCAACAGAAGCTAAAGATGAAAAGACAAAATTAATTGACGAACTTATAGGCGCTGAAGGTAGACTTACAAGATTAAAACCAGAAAAGGTTATGGAAAGAGAAGCACAAATTGCTGAAAACTTAAATAAACAGCTCAAGTTCAGAGCAATGCCAAGACAAATATATGTGATATGAGTATTAAAATTGACAATCTTACACAAAGAAAAAATGTTGTTAGGTACCAAACACAAACAGTTGTTGAACCAAAAGTAATTATTGAACACCCAAAAGAAATTCATAAAATTATTTCTGACTCAAATTACACAACAAGTGATGAAACATTTTTAATTGTAAAAAATGTTGATTACTCTGAAGTAACACTAAATTCAAATAGCTCCTCAAAAATTACAATTAAATCTTTAACAAATGTTTTAATTAAATCAGATGTTGGTTCTATTGATGAAGAGTGGGATGAACTCCTTTTAGAAAAAGGAGCTTGTGTCCAGTTTCAGTTTGTTGAAGGAAACTGGTATATCCTATCAAGTGACGGTTTAAAACTTGGTTAAATATATTCTTCCCACCCCTCTTCTGCTAACTCATAAATATAATCTGGATTAATACCAACATTCCCCCAAAAATCAACTTCACCTTGTTCCATATCGATGAGGTCTTTTTGTATATCATCCTGATCTTTTTCCTCAAATGGAACTCCATTAATTAATTCACATTGGTCTTTTGTAAAGAATGGTCTTTCTTCTGGATTCTTAACTAAAAGTCCATCTCTTACTTCTTCTTTAAAAACAACAAGTAATGGTTCTACTCTTTTATTAAATGTTGCAATTGCCCTTTGGATATTATATTCACCAGTAAGTCCTGGGTTACTTTCTAATTCT